GCCGATAAATGGTCTCCAACCGGATGTAAATAGACTAGAACTACCAGCTTCTACCTTATTTACCCCTATCTGAGCTAGTTGTAACTGGTAGTTGTTGTTAATTTCAGTAGCTGCGGCTTCTAGCTTGCCTTTAAGTTCTGTATCGGCATCTGGAAAGAACTTGTCTAAGCCAGTTTTAACTAGGTCAAATCCTGCTGTTATAGGGTCAAGTGACATAATAGCTCCTATACTGGCTGAGAAGGCCATACAATACTAAACGGATAACCTTCTTGTGTTGTTATATCTCTAAGTTGCTGACGATAGAACTGCCAAGCATCATAGTTTTCCAATCTCGTAGATGCTGATACTGTGTCTGTCCAGTCAGTTGCAGTTAGTAACTGTTGACGTTTTTGTTTTACTTCCATTTCTTTGGTTTTGTAAAACAGTTCTTCATCTAATTTATAACTAAACGTAGCAGTATCCCATACTTCATATTGGTCTTTTTGTGGTAGATGAGTTTTGAACTCAGTACCATCCCAATGCCAAGTCTCTAATACAGTATTGTCATTACTATCAAAAGGAATTACCCTAGCAATACTATCTCCATACATTATACCTTCTTCATATAAAGTATCACTTGCTGGTACTGCTATAAAATCTACAAGACCTGTACTACTATTTGTGAAAGCTATTTTTATCATTTATATATCCAAAATTATAAAACTTATAGGGTTAGGCCAAGAAGCTGTGAAAGAACTACCTATTGGTATTGTAACAATGTCCCTAAAATCAGTTGTAAAAGTATTATCGTTTACAAACTTACCACTTCTACCTTGAAAAGTAACTTGTCCTACTGGCCCTGCCGGAATAACTTTATTGACTTTAGCAGGTAGTAAGTTAAAGTATCGCTTCTTACCAGCTAAGACAGGTGATGGTATTGTCAGGTTGAATGACGTTGCGCTAACAGCTTGGGCAGCTGTCAAACTTAACGTATTCTGTATACTGGGTACAATAGCTCTGGTAGAATAAGCCATAACTCCGTTAGACTTATAAACTTCAAATCCATAAGTCTCAGAAGATAAAGGCAATAGGCTCATTTTTCTGAGTATTATATATTCTACCGTAATAGCTGTAGTACTATTTACCGAGATAACAATACTAGAAGTAGTAGGCATAGAGTAGATGCCAATAGCTACATTGTATGTATCTGAACGTACTAAAATAAAATCTGTTGTAAAATCAAAAGGCAATGCCGTTGAACCAAAATTAGTTGCAGATACACTTCCTGAGGTATATAAAGCATAGTTTTCATAGTCTTGGTCTATTAAAGTAAAGCCACTATCGGACTGTAGCGAGATTCCATATGCCATATTAATACCTAAAAACTGAAACAGTACCAGCAGGAGCAGTACCATACCCATTAGCTACAGTTATACTTCCGGAATTTATAGTAACCCCAACACCGGTAGCATTTGCAAAACAAGCCCAAGTACCATCATCCACTATATCAGGGACTGTTATAGTTACAGTTGCTGGAAATGTAAAAGAGCCATAGCTGTAAAAACCTATAAATCTAGTAAGTCTATTAGTAGAATCAAATTGAATTACCCCAGAAGAATTACTTACTTGTAATCCATAACTCATACAACCTCCTAAGCACTTAAATTACCAAGTTTAACACGTAGTACGTCAATGCCGTTAGAACTGGAATAAATTTTAATAACCTGATTGTCCATTTCCATTCTAGCTCCAGTTGGTGCACTTTTTACATTAAAGTTATTTCCAGTCAATGATAAACTTCCTATTTGAGCGGCCTTGATTGCAGCATTAGCAATATAAGTACTTGCATTAGTGGAATTGATTTGATTTAAAGTTGCAAAAGCACCTTGGTTTCTAATACTAGCAGCATCAATTAAAGCATCAGCATAATCCTGCGATACATTCTGTGGTGCAGAAGTAACAATATCAATCGCCCAGCCAGATTCCCACTGACTTCGTTCAAAGTTTGAATATCCAGCAACAAAATCTTTAACCATTACTTTAGGAATACTCCAAGAACTTGTGGGTTCGCCGATATAGATACAACATTTACCTAAAGTAGAATCGTAACCAAACCTAACTCTGTTGTCTGCAGCTGTTGAACCCAATAGATTGGCTTCTGTGCTGTACCAAGCTCCTGAGTTATAGTGGTTATAACCTGCCAAGTTCAGACTAAAAGATTTATCTTGGCTGTAGGTATAGACATTCACCGTGAATTTCATCATGGTATTAGTGAAACCTTGCGGCAATATAATTCTGATCATGCCCGTGACAGCACCTTGATTTGAATTATAACTAGCCCCGATAGGACGAGCAACAAACAAAGTACTATTTTCTTCAATAACATTAGAAACTCTTGTGTCATTGTAGTTAGTTACATCGGCATAATCTGCAGGTCTTTTACCGTCATTGTTTTGGACATCAGACCATTTTTGTTGTGCATTTAGTAACGCAGAATAACCAAGATTGTCAAACAATTTACTTTCTGTGCCATCCACAACTTCAACAACAGGATAACCAAATACTTGTGTTTCTCCTGCAGTTCCACAGTAAAACTGATAAGCACGAGTGCCTGTGTATTCAACATCACTTGCCCAACAATAATTCCATCTTTCAGCGATCAGTTCACCTGTGGTCAAATCGAATATACCTGAACCAGCATTGGTGTTCCCCGTACTTCCAGCCGGAAACACATAACCAACCAACAAATACCAACGGTTTGCCACTAAACCAGGTCTCTCTCCGTAAACAAAATAAGGGTTACTATTTTTATTACCTGTGTTTAAATCACAAACACTATTTTCAAGAATACCCCAATAATACCTACCAGTATTTCCTCCTGTTATTTTGACGGGAACCGCAAATCTATATGATTTATTTTTATCGACTTTAAACCAATTTTTACCGGCATTTGCATCAGGATACCAACCACCGTCGGCAGCATTGTCACCGTTAGATGTACATTTCCAAACAGGAACACGAGTGCCTGTTTGATTTGTGTCATACACTATGGAATTTTCTGAAGCAGCTCCATTCAAAGTCCAAGGAGGGGTTTGTCCCACAACCCACGTATCTATTTGTAAATTATTGAACATCAAGTCATTACTGGGCTGTCCTGAGATATTAGTGCCCCAAGTAGCACCTACAGTTGCATTATTAGCTGGTTTAGTTCCACTTGGATTAGAAATATAATCCCATACTGCACCACCACTTGCCATAGTAACATTACCAGCACTATCTTTGATAGTAATACTATTAAAGTTAGCTGCTCCACCTTTATCTATTCTCCAACCAGTATAACTTCCACCACTATTACTATAATTATCTGACTGAATAATATTTCCAATCTGTGCCATATTTGTAATATAGGCAGTGTTAGTAGCAAGAGCATTAGCTAGTAAAGAGCCAGCAATCAACTGGTCTCCAGAGATAAAAGCTTTACCTGCATCAGCAGTTATCTCTGTACCACCTTTATAAGTAGCTAAGATTCTACCACCCGCAGCAATGGCAGTAGTGGCTGAAGTTGTGCTATGAAAAGTGGTATCTCCGGGAATGTAGTACAGATAAAGAGTTCCAGCAGTCCATTGAGCATTACCAGCATTAACTGTTACATTTGCAGAGCCATTCTTTATAGCTACAAAAGAACTCCAAGCTATATAGTTATTAGCAGGATTGTTAGGTGTAAACTGAAGTCCGGTATAAGTGTAGGTATCTACATCCACAGATAAAGCAGTACTAGCCGTTCTAGTACTTTCAGTTCCTGTTCCGAAACTATCATTAGGAGTTACTGTATAGTAATACTCAGTACCAGCAGTAGCTTCAAAATCAACATAGTTACTAACAGTTGTTATAGTTCCTAGAAGAGTACCACCTGTAGCGGCAGAATACTTTTTAAAAGTATAACTAACAAGGTCAGGGTCACTTGGAATAGTTGCTTTTACATAAGCAGCTCCAAAAACAGCACTAACTGCAAACGTACTAACAGTAGGAGCTGGATTATTAGGAACAACCTCAACATAATTGGATAAATCACCAACTAAGTCTCTACTAAAGACTCTAACTCTAAACTGTCTCTGGGCAGTACCGAAAATAGCAGCATTTTCAGCAAAAGTAAGTAGAAAATCTCCACCTTTAGCTGTATTAGGAGCTACTGTATAAGTTCCTTTAACAGTACTGGTAGCATAATCTAAGACCTGAACCACATAGTCTTTAAGTTTATCTAGTTTAGTATCATTAGCAACTGGAAAAGTCCAAGTCAATGGCAAATCCCTCTGCTGAAATACAACGTCAGCAGTATTAGGAACTACTACATTAGTTGGAGGCAACAAAGTAGAAGTTGCAGATGCTACTCTAAAATTATAAGCAACGCTAGTTACAACTGAACGTAGTCCAGAGAAAGGATTAACAGCCCAGACATAAATCTCATAGACACCTGGAAGTGGGTACTCAATATCAAAATCAGATGTACCTAAGTTTCTAGCTTGCTGATACTCTTGGTTATCTCTACGGTAAGAAACATCAAAAGTAGCTCTATAGTCTTCAGTACCACTAACATTCCAATCCCAGTCAACAGCTAGTTTAGAGAACTCGACTACACCGTTAGATGAGAACACTTCATCAACTGTAATGTTACTAACAGCTGGAACTGTAAAGTTATTAAAATTAATGAAACTACCAGAAGGCGTAGCAATAGAACCTACTGTCTCGATATAACTATATTTTGACTCGTTATGTGTCAACCCAGTAATTGTATAAACGTGTTCATCATCTTTATCTACTTTGATAACTTTAACTGTTCTAGGAGTTAAAGCTGTAGTTGAGAACAACACAGTACCACCAATAAAAGGTATCTCACTTCCAGTATAACTAACACTAGAGAATGAGCCATTAGTCTGAGTAATTGCTTTTGATAAGAATGTAGTACCATCAGCCCTGATAAACTGAACAGTATAACTAGCATTAGTTAAGACTATTGAACGGTCTAAAGTCAAAGTAGTAGTGCCAGCTGAAAGCGAACTACCAGTAATTATCCCATGCTTAGGGTCAGTTACAACATTATCACTATCCATAACAGAAACTAACTCACCGATTTGGTAAGTAGCACCTTGGAATAGTTGCCTAAAAGTCACTAAATCAGTAGCATAGCAGTTGTTATAAAGAACAGCTCTAGCCTTTCTCAAAGCTTGTGCTTCACTTTTACAACCAAACAATACTACGTCTGAGGTTTGTAAGCCGTATCTGTCAATTAAAGTCTGTTCATAATGAGTAGCGGTATCACTATCACCAAATAGTTCTTCTCTAGCATAGGTTACATTGACTAGGTTAGTTCTACCTTCTAGGTCATTAGATGAGTACTCGAAAATACCATCAACTACAGTAGCATTAGATACTACTTTAGTAATGCTTTGGCCTGCACCGTCCCAGATAATTGAAATCTGACCTAAACTATTAGAAGAGAAGTTAGCATTACCTAAATTTAACAAGTAAGTTAAAAATGTCGGAACATTATCTCTTTCAATAAACTGAAAGTGCGCTGTATATCTAGGTTCTTGACCACCTTTACCATCAGATACTAACTGGTCACAGTACTGGGCGTATAAATAAAAGGAACCTACATCAATATCACTAGCAGCAATCTCTAAACCCCATTCAGAGTCTAAGAAAGTAGAGCCATGTTCTCGTAGAACCCAGTAAGTTATCCAAGCTAAGTTATCAGTATATTCTCTAACTGACTTAAATGCACCATTCCATACGCCAGTACAAGCTCTAGTAGTTGGGTTATAATTAACTGGTAAAGGTAATTTAATACCTTTAACTTTAAACTTAATTTCAGGAATTGAACCACCAAACTGGGCAGCATCCTTTAAAGTAACACCAACTAAAGCTGTATGTGGGTAAGTTAGACTAGACTCAACTATAGTAGTTATAGCGGATAATGCTGTAGTGCTATAATGCCTATCATCCGAATCATCAGCAGAATCTCGGACAATCATAATGCCCCAAGAATCTAGCTCTCCGGTAGTAGCTGGCTTTTCTAATCTTACATCCCATGAATAAGGATTAGTACATTTACCATTCTTAGTAATAGTACTAGCTAATTGCCAACTTCCTGGACTACCGTCAAATGGTTGATGTCTTTTGTAAATAGATAAAGTAACTGTGTAACCTACTCGGTCTCCTAGGTCTGTTACTTGCATTAATCTAGGGATAGTTAGATTAACCCTAGCCGCATCATACATACCTAAAAGTGAATAGATATGCTGAATACCAGCTTTTAACTCAACTGGAAAGACACCACCACCAGTTAAAGGGGCTTCTACTTCAGAGAAACCTTTAATAACAGTCTGGTCAACTGTACCTTGCCTAACCTCGTAGTCTATAGTAGAACTATAGTTACTAATACTCGCACTATTTATTAAAATGTCTTGGACACTATCTATTTGACCTTCGGATAAGGCAAATAATAGTCTCATTGTCTGTTTAGAGGATAAAGTATCGGCAGCTTCTACAGGAGTATGTCCACCACCTTTCTTTTCACCATAAATTACTGGTAAGTTTTCCATTATGCTGTAACCTCTTCTGTAAATGCACCAGATGAAATAAGTACTGCGCCACAATAAGGATTACCAAATATAAGTGGTACACTACCACCTTGGTTTCTTACTATAGGTGCGCCATTAAATAAATTAGATTTGTTTTGTTGTGCGGCAGGGTCAGATGAGAATTCAGGAGTAGGAGACAAAGCAGACATTAGCATATTTAAACCAATGCTAAGAGCTAAATTAAGTACCATAGTTATTGCTGTAGCATAAGTAGCCATAAAAGCAGCCACAGAAGCCATAACCCCTCCAGCGGCTCCAGCTGAAGCCGAAGCAGTCATTAAAGCACCAGCAGCCCAACCTACAGCAGCAACA